GGGCGCTCTTCCAGGTCGCAGAAGTAGCCGCACGAGACCTGGTTCGTGCCGCCCTCCATCTTCTTCACCAGCTCGGCGTCGGTGATCAGCATGGAGCCGGCGACGTGATCCTCGTCCCGCCGCAGCGTCGAGTCGACCGCGCCCCGCTGATACTCCCGAGCGTTCTCCGCGGTGAGATAGTCGGGGGGATGCGCGTCGGTGACGGGCACCAGGCCGAAGCTCGCGAGGCTGTCGCGGTTGAAGACTTCCTCGGGGAGCCGGAGCTCGCGCCGCGTCGAGCCGTCGGGGTTCCTGTACTCGAAGATCCCGGTGCGCGTCAGGCGCGCGTCGCACTTCAGGAAGCCGTTCGCCATCTTCACCGGCTTCGAGAGGGAGCCGGAGGCGTCGAGGCGGCGAAGGGCGCGCTTCAAGGTCACGCCGCTACGGTACGCGCGCGCGGGACGGCTGTCTACGGCTCTGGGATCGGGGTGCGGTTGGGGAGCTCCCAGATCTGGTAGCCGAAGCCCTTCTGCACGCCGGTCCCTTTTGCAAACGTCTGCGTGTGGCCGCGCCGCTGGAGCTCGCCGGAGCGGGCGGCTTTCTGGAGCAGCTTGAGCGCGTGCTTCGGCTCGACGCCGAGCTGCTCGGCGACTTCGAGGGTCGTCGCCTGGGCGTAGCCCTCGGGGCTCATGTCCATCGGGAAGTTCTCCCGGAAGAAGCGAAGGATCTCGGGGACGCTCTTCGGCGGCTCGGCGCCTGGCGCAGGGGCGGTCGGCGGGCCCGGCTCTTCCGCCGGGAGCGGGGGCGGCGCGGCGCGCTCCGCCGGCGCCGGCTCTGGCGCGGTCTCGTCGAGGCTGGCGATCAGCTCGTCGAGCACCGGCTCCGCCGTGCACCGACAGTTGACCGGCTCGCCCGGGTGCCCGTCTTCCGGCGGGTCGTCCCACGAGAAGACCTTCCCCTCGCGCGCGACGTGCTCGGGCCGCACCCGTTCGTCCTGAGAGGTGCGCCAGGTGTACCGGGTGACGCCGAGATCTTCCTGCCGCGCCTGGCCCACCGCCGCGTAGAACTTCCCCACCTGGTCGCGGGCGACGAGCTGGGCGGAGCTCTCGGCGACGCCGAAGCGCTCTTCGAGTTTGTCGGCGAGCTCTTCCCAGCGGTCCCCGTCGGCGATGCTGCGCGTGACGACCTTCTGCACGTCGTCGAGGTAGCGCGCGGGGATGCTCTTGATCAGCGCGACGTTCTCCGCGGTCCAGGCTTCGAGGCGCGGCTGCAGCTTCGGATCGCGGATCGGCACCTCCAGGCCGATCGCCGCCTTGAGCTGCTTCCCGAGCTCGCGCTTCTGTGCGTCGGCGGTGGCCTGGCCCGTCTGGGCGATCATCGGCGCGAGGTTGCGCTCCGTGAAGCTCCGGTCGACGGCGACGCGGATCGCCTGGAGCTCGTCGCCCCACTCCGCCGGCGCGTCGGCGTGAAGCGTGGCGTGCGCCTCGGCGAGCAGCCGCTGCGCGACGGGGAGGCGCGAGCCCACCCACCCGCGCACCAGGCGGAGCAGCTCCAGGATCTTCGCCAGGTACGCGCGCTCGACGTGCACCGGGAAGGCCTGTGGCGGAAGCGCACGGCGCCGCCGAGGCCGCCGACCCGTCACCACCCGCGCATGCGCCAGGCGCCGGCGGAGCTGTTCGGCGTGGCTAATCACCGCGGCGGGGGCTGCTTCCCGGGCGGAGGCTCGGGCGGGCGCTTGTCAGGCGGGAGCGGCGGCTTCGCGCCGTCGGGAGCTCCAGGGACGAAGGGGAGCGGCTTCGCGTTGCCTTCGGCGTCGTACGGGTCGGCGGCGTGCTCTTCGGCGGCCTGGGACATGACGCTCCGCGCGTGCATGTCGAGGTGCGTCTCACCGCTCCAGGCGCCACCGCCGAAGCGGCTGATCGCCACCTCGTCGGCGGAGAGGATCCCGGCGTTGACGTACGCCACGTCGGCGTCGCTCTGGTTTTTCCGCTTCTGGCTCTCTTCGAGATCCGTCGCCTGCCACAGCGGCGGGAAGGTCACCGACCACCGGCGCGGCTCGACGCCTTCCGTCGGCCCGTTGGCGGAGAGCAGGATCAGCCGCGCGATGCGCCGCACGATGGGCTTCGCGTTCATTTCGCGGCGAGCGGCGATGTCGTCGTAGTAGCCGCGCAGGGTGCTGTCGCCGTTGTTCCCGACGCCTTCGGGCTTCTCGGCGAACAGGATCGGCTTCGGAATGTCGGCGGCGGCGGCGAGGCGCCCGTTCCAGCGGTCGAGCAGCTCGGGGAGGCCCGACACCGGGGTCTGCTTCCGCTCGAAGGTTTCCTTCGAGTCGATGATCATCGCGCGCATGACGGAGCGCCCGATGTCCGCGGCCCGCGCGCGCGCCACCACCGTGTTCTCGCCCTCGACGCCGGCGCTCATGAGCTCGGCGAGGCCTTCCATTCCCCAGACCGCCTGGGCGAAGTCCTGGATCAGCGCGGCGGTGCTCGACCAGTTGCTGTTGAAGTCGGCCAGCACCTGGAAGATGCGCGTGAAGATCGAGGCGCCCCACCCGCGGTTGAGCGCGAGCTGGCGGCGCGACACCTCGACGCCCTGCACCCGGATCACCCGGGTCGCGTGCACCTCGAAGCCCTGGCCGGCGCCGCCGATGGCGTCACGTCGTACCAGGTAGCGCACCGGCTGGCCGAAGGTCGGGCTGAGCGGGTTCGTGTTCCACGCGCGCGGCCAGCACTCGCGCGGGCGGAGCACGGTGAGGTAGTTCACCGACTTCAGCCGCTTCTCATTCAGCGGCTTCTTCAGATCCTTCTCGCCGTCGTCGACACCCAGGAAGATGCCGGCGCCGCCGTACGCGCGCGCATAGTCGAGCGACTTCTTCAGCTCTCGCCGACCGCTGAGCTCGTCGAAGGCGTGCACCAGCTCTTCCTCGACGCGCTTCTTCTCGGCCGACTCCATCTCTTCTTCTTCGAGCTCGGCGGCGACGCTCCCGCCGTAGGGCTCGCGACGAAGGACGGAGCCGATCAGCGGGTCGGGCGCGTTCGGCACCGGCTGAGCCATCGGCGTCTGGCTGAGCGGGTCGACGGGGAGCGGCGAACCGGGCGGGAGCGAGGGCCAGGTCCCGCCGGCCTGGGCCTCCGGCGAAACGTCGGGGGCGCCGTCGCGGTGCAAACGCTTGCGATTGAGGCGGAGGCGCCCGTGCGCGTCGGCGGTGAACATCGGCTCGACGGTGGGGCCGGCGGGCTCCAGGTCGTTCACCGTGAAGCCGAAGCCCTGGCGCAGCATCATGTCGGAGGGCTTCTCGACGATCTTCGCGGCCATGTCGTCGCCGAGCCAGAGCTCCTCCGCCGCGATCTCGTCGATCCAGTCGCGGGAGAAGCGCACGCCGCGCCGCTTGTCGCGCTGGTCGTCGCCCAGCTTCGTGTAGATATTGAGCCAGCCGTCGGCGCGGGCCTTCAAGTCGAGCAGCCGCTTCGCAGCGACGGCGTTCGCCAGATCTCCGTTGGTGAGCTGCTCGATCTTCTTCGCCATGGTGCTCTCAGGGTACGCCAGGCCTCACAGTTGAGCCAGCGCGCGAAGACGGAGCGCCGCCCAATTCGGCCCGGTGAAGAAGTGACAGCCCTGGGCCAGCGCGTCGGCGATGTCTTTCTTCCCCGCGCCGGGGAGGTTCTTCAGCTCGTCGATCGCCTTTTTGTTCCACACCGCGCGCACCATCGACAGGTCGCCGTTCGAGAGGATGGCGCTCGGGAGCTTCCAGTACTCTTCCTTCGGCCCCGTCTTCGGGAAGCCGATCACGTTGTACCCGAGCAGCCGGCGCGAGACCGTGACGATCACCGCCTTGCCCGCCGAGCCGGGCTCCTGCTCGATCACGATCGGCACGCGCGGCCCGTCGAGCTTCGCCGTCGCGATGATGCGATCCATCGTGGCGCCGGGCTCTTCGCGGAAGTGCACCAGGTCTTCCCAGACGATCCGCATGTGCGAGGGCTCGCCCGGGTCGGGCCAGATCCCGAGCAGCTCGCCGGCGGTCCAGGCCGGATCGTTCGTCGGCTTCTTCTCTGTGCCCGCCATGTCCCACGAGCGCATCTTCCGGAGCCCCTTGGGCGCGGCTTCGAGGAATTGCCACCACTCGGCGCGGAAGAGCTGGCCGGCGAGGGCCGCCCACCAATTGCCCCACTCCAGGAACTCCCGCTCCTGGGGGTCGAGCAGCACCAGCTTCCGCCGGTAGGCGGGAACGTCGAGGCCCGGGTTGTCGGTGGGGAAGCTGGGGATGAAGAAGGCGCCCTGCGCCCGCCCGCCGAGCTCGCGGGCCAGCTCTTCGGCCTCGGGTGACGCCGGCGACTCGTAGACCGCGGGGCGCACAAGCGGAACGCCGGAGCGGCGCGCGGTCAGATCTTCGCGCAGCGTGCGCTTCGTCGCGACGTGCCGCGCGTTTTCGATGAACCGCTCCTGCACCCAGGCGTGGCCTGGGCCGCCGGGGTTGAAGGTGGAGCGCGCGCGGAGCGGCACGCCGGCGGCGGTGAGCCGGCGAAGGCGCGAGCCCAGGAGCCAGCGGTACAGCCGCTCGGGCCAGAGCGTGAGCTCGTCGAAGCCGATGAACTGAAACGCCAGGCCCTGGTAGGCGCGCTTGAAGGCCTCGGCGTTGCCGTTCATTCCGGAGCCGAAGTGAATCAGCGCGCCCGACGGGAAGACGTAGGACTTCCCCGAGGCGTCCCAGCCCGCGTCGGTGCCTGAGAACCAGGCGTGCGCGCGCTGCAGCACGCTGTCGGGCTTCGCCCAATCCTCGTGCGCCAGGCGGAAGATCCCGGCGGTGTAGCCGGGGACGTCGACGAACTGGAGCGCCGCCATCAGCAGCGCGTCGGACTTCCCACCGCCGGCGGCGCCGCCGAAGCCGGCCTCTTCGCAGTCGAGCGCGAGGAACTCAGCCTGCGTCGGGCTCGGCGGGTGGGGCACGTACGGCTTCACCGACTTCGCCACCGTCGACGCCATCGCTTCGAGGCGCATCCGACGAAGCTCCGCCCGCGCCATCTTCGCCAGCGAGGGCCGTGAGAGCTCGTCGGAGGTTTGGCGGGTCGTTCGCGAAGGCCTGCTTGAGTCGTTGGAATGCACCGGTGAGCTCCGAGGTGACAACGACGCGCACCGCCTTCTGCGTCGCGGGTTCTGTGAGGTGCAGCACCGCTTCGGCGGCGCGCCAGTCCTTCCCCGAGTGCTGACGGATCTGCGCCTTCAACGCCATCGACCGCTCCGCCTTGGCCCCTTCGTACGCCTTGAGAAACCGAAAGAAACGCCCGCGGCCTTCGAGTCGCCCACGGTCCAACCACTTGTAGACCGTTGATTCGTCAAGCTGGAGTCGAAGGATGGCTTCGCGAAGGGTGGCGCACGCCGTCACGGCGTCGATGATCGCGGCGTGCACTTCGGGCGTCAGCTTCGTGTTCGCGCCGCCTTTCGGCTTCGGTTTGCGCGGCGGAGCGTCGGTGTCGCGTTTGCAGTGTGGGCACTTCTTCATGGTGATCAGGCTCTCAGACGACCAGGTGACGGAGCAAGTAGCCGAGCGCCGCGGTCGGCCCCACCGCGTCGAGGCCCATGAAGCGGAAGTGTTGGACCGAGCGGTCGGCCTCCGGCGCCGCCGGGTCCACCGCGGACCACGAGGCGCCCGGGAAGAAGGCGCGCTGAGTCGCCTGGTCGACGGCGGCGAGCGGGCCCCGGGTGGACCAGGCCACCGCATCCTGGCGACAGCAACGGCAGCCGCTCTCGCGGTCGCCCGGTTGGCTGACCGCGCCGCGGTTCGCCTCGTGAGGGATGCAGGGGCGGTCGATCATGGCGGGCCCCTCATGATGGCGGCGAGCTCGGCGGAGGTGCGGCGCCGGCGGGAGGTGGCGAGCTCGATCGCCTTGTCGAGGGCGACGAGCTGGGCGGCGGGGAGGAAGGCGGAGGCGTCTTCGAGCCGGCCCTGGGAGGCGAGGCGGTTCCCGTCGTACGCCTTCACCAGCCCCCGCTTCATGTTGACCGCGACCACCGCGCCGGCGTGCTCGGCGATGAAGAAGTCGAGGCCCGGGGAGAGGGGCGGGAGCGGCTTCGCTCGGTCGGTGGCGATGCGCTCGCGCACCATGGCGGCGGCGAGCTCGTCGGTGGTGGGCGTCTCGATCACCCGGTCGCCGATCGTGAGCTTGATCACGCGAGTCGCTCCGCCTCGTGACGCAGCACCTTCACGGCTTCGCCGGAGCCGGGCGCGATGACCCACCAGCCTTCGGCGCCGGCCTTCTTCCCCTTCGGGGGCTGGACCACTTCGAGCTCCAGCCCTTCGACGAGCCCGTGGCGCTGCTCGACTGGCGGCCGGTGGGTGATCTTGATCTTCACGGTCAGCCCCTCTCGTGCGTGGGGTGGCAGTCGAGGCACAGCGGGCCCTCGCCTGAGGTGACGAGCCCGACCTTCGGCGCCTTGCACTTCGGGCAGAGGCCGGTCCCCATGAAGCGGGGCTTCGCGTGGGCGGCGACGGTGACGGCGCGGTACCGGCTCTGCGACTCGGCGAGGCACTTCCCACAGCGCAGGTAGCCGGCGGAGTCCTTCCGCCCGTGCTTCTTCAAGTCGTGGCCTCGCTTGCACCGCTTGCGCTTGAGCGTCGGGCGCGCGGTGCGAGGGATGCCCTTCTTTG